ACAGCAGGGCTATCAGAAGTTCTTGTAAATAATATATTAGGGGCTTGTGACGCTCCATCCTCATCAACCTCAATTATTAGTGTGTCTCCGGTTCCGCTATGAAGAACATGTAAAGGAGCAGTAGGAGCATTAGTTCCAATACCCACATTGCCGTCTGTATGAATTCTCATTCTTTCTGCGGCTGTATCTGTCCCACTTACTTTGGTATGAAATGCCATCATAGATGTTCCAGTTCCATCTCCACCACCGGATTTTAAGATTAAATCTCCACCATCTATGTCATTACCATTAGTGGACGTAGAACCCGCAGAAATGGTCAAGTCTCTACCTGCGGTTGTAGAAGTTGTAGCCGCTACACTTATTGTTGCATCTTGCCCATTTCCAAAACCAACATCTCCGCCTGTAACTGTTAAATCAGTTCCAACTGTTGCAGTAGTTGTGGTTGTTAATGCACCTGTAACTGCTAATGTACTTCCATCAAAACTTAAATTGGATTCAGATGTAACTGTTCCGTCTCCATCATCTGTTAATAATTGGTTAGCAGAACCATCTACTCCTACTGGGTGTAAATCCGAAACAACCAATGTTGCGCCCGACCTATCTAATCCAGTAGTAGCAACTGTTCCTGCAACCACATCTAAGAAATCAGAAAGTGCTTCTTTTTTAGATGCATTACTATCATCAGCGTCTATGAATACTATTGAATCCCCATCTGCTATTACACCTGCGCTTAAAGCATTTAAATTATCTCCACCTATTGTTGGTAAATCAGTACCATCAATCGCAAATGTTTTACCCGATGCTAAATCTATACCACCATCGTCAATATCTAAGATTTCTACCTCATCAATATGGACGGATATCTTACCATGGTTGGCTGTACCTGATGCAGTTTTAGTTGTAATTTTAATTTCTTCTGCTGTTTTATTAGAGCCTCCGTTTAGAACCTCTATGTTCATAGATTCTGTAGCACTTGTACCCATTGTTAATTTTACATCAGCGTTATTAACATCTTCGAATATGTCTAAGTTACCACTACTAAAAGATAATGATGCACTACCTGAAAAACCACCACTACCGTCTGATAATTGGATATTACCACTAGCACCCGATGATACAGGTGTAGGTGTGGAACTACTAACCATTACTCTCTGCCAACCTGAGCCAGTGAAATCTGTTTTAGTAATATCATCTATGGTTTCTGTTATTGTTCTATTACCAGCAGTACCACCTGTTGCCTGTGTTAGCGTAATAGATTGATTTCCATTCGCCTCTGTAGGCACGGCGCTAACAGTAATTTTACCATTATGACCATTAGCATGTTCAATCGCTGCTTTTAATTGCACCAATAAAGCGTTTTGAGTAGATTTACTACCACCAGTGGTAGCAATACCTACCGCTATTTTACCAGCATTGGCACCACCAGCAGTCGTAGAACCTATATCTGAACCCGAAACCAACACAGTGCCTGTTGCTACACCACCCGCATTAGTATCTGTAATGAAGTAAGTTTTACTAGTTCCGTCCGTAGATATGAGAGTAATTTCATCCGCTTCATCGGTTGTAACATCTGCGTCACCATCTGTAACAGTTAGAACTGCTTGTGCGCCTGACTCTCCATAAACAAACATACAAGATTCTAGTGGGGAAACAGTATCTTTTACACCAGCCCCTGTAAAGTTAGTCACAGTAACATTAGTCAAACCTGACGTTATTATTGTATTACCAGCGGTACCACCAGTGGCTTGTGTTAAAGTGAGAGTACCTGAACCATTGTCGGTAACAGTGATTGTACCATTGTGACCATTAGCATGCTCTATACAAGTTTTTAGAGCAGTAGCAGCAGCGGCAGCATCTGTATTGATAAATTGAAGACTTGCTGCTGTTGTACTACTTTTAGCAGTATATGTTCGAGAAGTTCCAGCGGTATCAATTATAACAATAGTTTCGTCTACCGTACATGCGCCTGTAAAAGATATAGTAGCGGTTGCTCCTACATCATCGAATTCTATACTGTTACTAGCACTCACGTTGCTTACAAATACAGAATGACCGGGTGGGAAATTACCACTAGGGTCTAAGTCTATGGTTGTAGATGGAGTAAGCACAAACACCTGTGCCTCATCAAAAGTAAATGTCATATCAGCATCTGCTGTAGTTGTTTTAATACCCGTGGGTCCGATTAAATGTGTGTGTCTAGTTGATTGACTATCTTTAGCACTAAAGTACAAATGTGCGTCTCCATCAGCGTTGTAAGATTGCCAAAGAACACCACTTTCAGTAGTAGTTGAGCCGTGCTCACCTGAGCCGTGTATTTGTAATAAAGTCGTGTGGTCTGTTATACCGACTTCTGAGCCAGCGCTACCGCTTTCCACAGGTGTAAAATAAACAGGAGATGGTCTGACAAATACACGTTTATCATTTACTTCAGTTATAGCCGAGATGTTTAAATTACCAGTGGTGCTTGCTGCTGTTCTAACTGCTCTTACTGTTGCTAAAACCAATGTTTGTTTATTAGAAGCGCTAGACACTGTGTCCATTTTTAAATATTCAGCACTGTCCCCTGTCACAGATGGGTAAGCACCAGTAGCGGTATCTATGACAGCAGTTTGTGTATATTTTAGCCCTTCGGAGGTCGCTAATATAATAAAAAGAGTTTCCTTACCACTAGCAGATAAAGCGGTAACATTAGTGTTATCTAATATGTTACTATCACCTGTGGCAAATGTGAGTGTTGTTTCACTACCGCCACCAAAATCGTATAACACACCATCCAATATGGCTTCAAAAGGTTTCACAATAACTTGATTATTAGCAGTTCCTTTCCTCACAGCCCCTCCTAGATTATTAGGATTATTTCTATCATCGTTACCATAAGATGTATCATTAGATAATAAAATACCGTTACCATGAACACCCTCATAGAGATTAGTTAATGATGGAGACAATATGTGGTCTCCGTCTCTTAGTCCGTCTTGTGCATCTGTTATACCAGCAGATGTATGTCCCGATAGTGGATTTTGTGCCATTCTTTCACCTTACCTCAATTAATACCTGTATTCTCAATTCGTTTCTTGATGTTTTTATTATAGGCTTCACTGTGTGCCTTGCGACTGGGGTGAACGAAGAAGTACCCCTATATTGAATAAACACTTCTTTTATACTTTCAGTAAATTCAAAATCTTTTGGAATAAATGCTTCCACTAGTAAAGTGGTGTCATCTATCACCTTCACAGTGGGAGCCACTGTCAAAGCGGGTTTACCAGCAGCCCCATCTGAATTAGTAGAAGGTGTGCCATCAAAACCTATAGTAAGTTCGTTAATATTAGATGCTATGGTATCTAGTAATAATCTTCTCATTCTGTCTGCTACAGGCATTATTCGTCACCTCCGTATATGGCGGCTAGTGATTTACTACCCTTGATGGTTTCGGATGATGATGAGCCACCAATCAATCCTCTACCACCTGATTTACCTATAATAAACCCATCACCAGCCACACCATGATTATATTTAATTACGAACAATTTACTTACTAATTTAATATCACCGAATAACGATGTGCTGTCTTCTACCACTTGTTGTATTACATCAGGCTTACCTTCTGTAACCGATATGCCTTGTACTAATCCTTGTAGTATACCCTCTACACCCGTATCCACTTGTAAGAATACTAAATTTGTAGAATTATTAGATAGATTATGTGATACTTCTGTTAGTATTCTAGGTAAACCTTCGTAAGTAATAATTTGACCGGGTCTTAAATCCCAAGCATTAGGATGACCATCACTATACATACTACCCTCTAATATATTATTAGCCTTCAATATAGTTCTAGCAATTCTTCTAGCGGCATCGTTAGATTTAACACTCGCATCAGTGATAACAGATGGCTCTTCTTGTATGTCACCACCCCTACCGCTTTGTCTTTCACCATCACTCATTATAACATAAGATACATTGTTCAAAGCAATTGGTACACCTTGAACTGCGATTTTATTAGGGGTGTTAGCGATAGGATTTATACCCTTACCACCAGTTCTGACAGCGGAATCTATCATTCTACCTGCCTCTGTAAAATTAAAAGGAACATAAAGTAAATTACCAAATCTATCGAAGTAAGCAATACAATTATCATACCTACCTAAGAATTTAAAAGCAGTTAAAAGATTGATATCGTGGAAATCATGTGATACAAATTTTGTAGAAAACTTTCTTCTTTCAGTATTTGCGTTTGTAGGATTACGAGATAAACCTAAGTTAACAGAAGTAAACTCATCGGCAACATCTTTTGCTAATCTCATAGCCAAATCAGATGTTCTAAGGCCGACATTAACAGGTTGTGCAAAATGACCACTAGTACCGATAAAACCAATCTCTTCTATGGTTTTACCTTTTAAATTTTTAAGAGTCATGATTGTACCATCCGTAGATGTTTGTATATCACTTAAAAATAATCTTTGTGAAGGCGCTACACTATTGTAAATTAAAGGTGGTTTATCTTTTGCGCTACTACTAGACAATTGTGAACTCATATAGAACACGGGGCTAGTAGAATCATGACCATCAACATCGGGCTCTAATATTTTAACACTATCTTGTCTACCTTGTATTTGATATGCTTTTCCTGTCGCTATTGCGTATGTAGATGTTTTTCTTTGTCGTATGGTCAATTTATGTTTATCACTATTTTGTGGATTTATTTCTGCTAAATGAACAGCATTATCAACAAACTTAGGTTTTCTCACATGTGTCATAATTTGTGCATCTCTACTAGTGTTACCTAGTATATATGAAGTGCTTATCAATGGCATTATGCATCACCTGAGTGGTCCGAAGTATTGAAAGTTACATCTTCCTTGTGTCCTTTAGAATGTAATGATTGTGTAAAGCGTGCTTTGACATTATAATCCTTCTCACTACCATCGCTTCTTGACGAGTCTCCTCTGAATTTTTGTAGTGTATTTTCGCTAATTACTAATCTAGTTACTGTGCCTTTGAGACTTGTTTTATCAAAACCAGTGGCCTCTGTGCCCGGTAGTTTAGGTCCTTTGGAAGCGGGAGATTGTACACTAGATGATGTTTTAACATAGTACACTGGTTGATAAGGAGCATTTGATGCAGGTAAATCACTTCCTGAAAAATTAGTAGAAGTAGCACTAGGTGTTGAATAATTAAACAATCCGTATTTACCACCCGATGTCGCTGAAAAATAATTACTATCAGATTGAGGACTGCTTGAATGTAACGCTAAATTAGGCCTAAAGACTTCAACGTGTTTATTATCTAACAATCTAGTTGGTCTTAGTAAAAATTGTATACTTTTATCTGTGTAATTATATCTACTAATAACAGTTCCTGAATTATATACCTGATATGGGTTGCTTGTCTTTTCACTAGCAGATGCCCAACTTGAAAGACCCCACCCTGTATCGTCAAATGGATTAGCAAAACTACTGGATTCTAATATGTAATTACCACCTAAAGCGTGTATGTTACTCGTATGGCTAAATCTCATCACACCACCTTGGGGTTGACCTGCGAATGTCAACGCTGTTAAATCGTAATCACCCAGTGTTTGTGAGGCCGCTTGCATACCACCGTGTAATATTACTCTCTGTCCTATGTTACGGTCTGTGTGTAAACTATGTGCTTCTGTGTTTACTACAATCATGTCAGAGGAACTACCTCCACTAAAAGATTCTAAGTTTTCAGCATCAATACCTATACGTGGGCTACTTCTCGATATTGCTTCTTTGTGTACAGATGTACCAGTGAAAGACTCTACCTTCTCACTAGCAACAGCATCAGGTTTTAGTAAACCATCTTCTTCTATATCTAATCTAGCACTTATACCTCTTTTAATTTCATCACTTGCTAAAACATCATTACGTGGTCTGATGTAACCCGTACCGAATGTTGGCTCTGAAGTGTGATGAGACAATACTATTCCTGAACCTTGGTACACAGTGCTAATGTCCGCTAAGACATCTTCATTAAATTCTGTTGGATATCTAACACCACGACCCCCACCCATATCTCCAACACGTAGAGCATTAGTAGGGGCAAAAACATCCACAAGTTCGTTAGAATTATTAGAATTAATATCATTTAATCTACCACCGAATCTAGGAATAGTGTTAGTTCTTGAACTCAGGATATTACCACTAGTATCTGCTATACCTTTTAGATTAAAGATAGGTTTACCATTATTCCAAATTCTAGCATGCGGCGTTCTATTGTTAGTCCTGTCATACTCGTAAGCATCACCAGCATCCCAAGCGGGTCTAATTCCAAATCCACGTACAGGCATTCTTCTTACATCCTCGCCACGAGTATTACCCCACCAATCGATTAGATAGTAACCTAGTGCGTTTTCAAATGATGATATACCAAGTGCCTCGCCATCTCCCCACCAATCACGAGGTACACCTATACCACCTGTGAAATTGGCTTCTGATACAGTCGCCAAGTTTTCTGTTATATCGGTGTTACCAGCGGGTCCTGCTACTGCTTGAGTCAAAGTGACTACTCCGTTTGTTACTGTATCGACTGTGATTTTACCGTTATGACCATTAGCGTGTTCTATCGCTGCTTTGAGTAACACAACGAATTGATGTTGTGTAGTTCCACCACTTAAGTCAAACCCAACTGCTATTCCTGTAGCGTTAGTACTTAGAGTTGCTGTAATTGAACCTGTAGATTTCAATGTGGCACCCGCCGCTACAGCACCTAAATGGGCCACACCTCCGTCATTAGTATCTGATACGAAATAATCTACTACTGTTCCGTCCGTACTTGTAAGAGTAATTTTCTGACCAGCGGTCAAACCATGTGCAGAACCATGAGCAGCAGCAGTGAGCGTAGCAGTAGCCTGTGTAGAATTAGCATTTCTGATAGTTCTAACTGGGCAACCATATGAACGAGTCATTCTTCTACCATCACTGTATCTTGTTTGGAATTCAGGTTTATCCATGCCTAACATACCAGTAAAGTTAGTTTGTCTTTCCATAACCCCAACATAAGTAACAGGTAATGTAGCAGACCCTATAGATGAGTCATTTCCAACATAAGTTAAGGAGCCGAATGGATACTCCACTAACGGACCTTGTCTATTTTCAACTGTAAGAGGAACTGCGCTTCCTGTATCCAATGTATCTTCCATCCACGCTCTTAATCCATAGAATCCCCATTGTGGTCTATTCCAAGGTTGTCTTAAACCGAATCTATAACCGAAAGTTTGTGGTCTATATCCACCGACAGTAGAACCTGATGCTGCGGGAGGATTTGCGATTGGATTAAATGTAGATGCTAATCCTGAACTTACACTATAACTACCATCATCATCAGCATCTAACCAGTAAATCGATGTTCCTGCTGGATAATAACCAGCCATATTCCAACCTGCGGCAGCCATAGCATATCCGTCTAGGTTACTATTTAGTGGCCCACCTCTACTACCACAAGGCCAATAATTAGATAGCATTATAGTTGCGCTTCCTTGAGATTGAATACCATTTAGGGCATGGATTTCTGCTCCTGTACCTACACTACCATCTGCTCCAACATATATTGTGCTACCAGTAGCGGGCTCGAATCCTTTACCTGTGTCTGCTATTGTTACATTTGCTGTAGCGACAGCCAAAACTTTACCTATTATTTTACCATCTGCGAACAAGAAATCATTAACGCTTACTTCGCTACTTACATCACCAGCAAAAGTAAAAATTCTTTTTAATCCGTTAACTTTGACTGTACCACTTGAACCACCTGCTATGGTTAATGTATCTCCGTAAGAATAGTTTTGTCCTGCGTTATTAATCGCAACAGCGATAATAACATTAGAACCACTTACTGTCAAATCAAAAGTAGCACTAGAACCTGTGCCACCAGCACCAGCCTGTGTGGTAGCACTATATCCACTTCCACCTGCGGTGAGAATTACATTATTTATTATCCCACTAGTTCCGTAACTTGACAATGTTTCAGAAATAGGTACAGGTGGTTTTGGTGTCTTGATATCCATGTTGAAAGGACCATGACTGATAGAAGAATTAACACCGTGATAATGTATTGTTTCGAAATGTTCAGGAATAGAATTGTACGCTGCTTCATCAACCGCTCTATCTGCGTGTAAGTTACTACCGTTGATAGGGAATGTTCTACTTGAGTCTGAATAGAAAGTGTAAGGTCTTCCTAAGTTAGGACTCCAAGCGCAGATAAAAGCATCAGGTGTATGTAAACTGTTTGTGTCACGAGTACCAGCCAATAGTTGAGGTAGATTTCTTGTCAACACACTTCGTTTAGGTTCTGTGAATAACTCTGTGGTACTAGCGTTACTATAAGGTCTAGTTAGTCTAACAACTGTACCAGCCTCAGGTAATGAGCCCGATGCAGCACTAACTATGAATTTATGACTTGTTGTTGAATTAGCATTAGTAACCGCTCCTCTCGATGAATACGCTAATGTTGCAGTAGTACCATCTGAGTTTACCCAAGTTAATTTTTCTCCAAATAAAGGTATGAATGGGAAATAAGAGGCATCGTCAACAGTTAGTAAATTAGTGGCTTTTGATACCACAACCGCTGTCGGACATAAACTACGATTCTCAAGTCTGTAAGAATATATATCAGGGTATATACTTGGATATCCAGCCAACGTTAATTGACAACCTATACCACCAGTACTACCTCTACAGAATTCATAATAATTATCTATTCTGAATAACGCTAGATGTTTGAACCCAGTCATAGATGTGACTCTACTATGGAATATACTCCACCATGGTATGTTTAGTGTATAACCCGGTGTGGCATCATCAAACATACCAACGTGATAAGAGTGAGTTCTACGTGTAAAAGATGGTGATTCACTGCCCTGTACACCTAATGAGTTGTACAATAACAAAGGAGGTATGTTAGTAAATTGACTTCCTTGGTCAGGGTCATGGTCTAACATTACCTCGTTAATAAATATCTCACAACCTCTCACATCTACTACTGTGGCTTGTGCTAATATCAGTGTTAAACCGCCCACATAATCCGCTTCTAGTCTTTCATCGTCTTGTTTTACACCAACCACAAGATGTACTTGTTGTGTTGTTAAAGCCTCACCTGAGCCATCAGGTAAAGCCGATGAACTGCTATTATTGAAGTGATGACCACCAAGATGTGTGCTACGTAAATTAGGCTGTATGACTATTTGATAAGCACCTACTTCAGCAGGGTCAGGGAAATGATGTTGTAAAGTGTAATGATTAGCAGCCTCTAACACAATAGAATGACCACCTGCTTTGTTTATATCTCCACCCTCACCACTAGACGCTAATACACCGTAACCATCATACTTGATTTTAGACTCAAACATCAAAGTAAAAGCCCCACCGTGTATATCACTTGGTCCCGAAGGTGTAGCGGTTAAACTACCTGATTTTAGTGTAGCAGAAAGAGGATGAATGTAATCAGTAATGGATGTACCTACTGTGCTAGTTACGTCTGCTGCCCCCTCAGTGAAACCTTCGTTAAAAGTTATTATATCCTCATCTTGTCTCATAGTGAGGTTCTCACTTCTATGTTTATTGTATATACCTTGGTAAGCAGGATGCGCCCAATGACCGGGTAACATAGGCATTGTAGCATTAACAAAATGATGACCCATACGAGGCACAGGCATCGGCGTCAATACTTTATCACTATATCTAGTGTAGGCCAGTGTATCGTTGGAAGATGGTTCGAAGTATTCTGTGTGTGCCATGTCAGGACTGTTACCACTCACTTCAGCATGGTCACGAAGTCTTCTTGCTGCGAAGAATCTTGTGCTACCAGCAGGAACATAATATGACGGGGATATATTCAAAGTCGTTGTAGCAGGAGGATTGTCCGCTATAAATTGTGTAAAGTCTATATCCCCTACTACTCCTGTAAATGTGGCGCCACTAATTCCTGTGTAGGAGACAACTACACTATCACCTGTTGTGTTAGATATACGTAAAAATCTACGTGAACCCTTTACTTCTTTAGATGCAAAACCTGCATCGTATATACTAGATGTAATTGTAGCAGATGCTGTTAATGTACCACTAGCATAAGAAGATACTGTCAACGCCTGATTTACTATCCCACTAGAATGTGTGTATACAGTTGGGTATCTTTCTGTGTGGCTATGACCCATTTTAGTAACATGGAAGTATAGAGTTTTATCTTGTAATTCATAAGATGAACGCAAAGGAGCGTTATTAGTACTAGCAACCCATCCATCTCTTGTGGAATCAGGGAAGTTCTCATCTTGACTAATATGTTCCCAACCAAGTTCATCCATTGTTTTATTACTTCTAGGCCCCTTGATGGAATTATCAAATAAACTACCAAGGTGAGTTTCGCTTAAATCAGGATGTAACATACCACCATCTCCGATTGTTTCTGTTTGGTATGCTTGTAATCTATCAAAACCTGAACGAACTAGTATATTACCGGGTATAGCGTTAGGGTCGGGTAATTGTATTTCGAAGTTAGGGGATAGACCGCTATTTGCTAAAGATGGTTGTAAACCACTAGCAGACCTTTCTCCTGCTGCTTTATAAGCACGTATTATGACACCTAGAGGAGACCCTCCTTCTAATTCATGAGTTTGACCAGTATCATCTATGACAGATATCGTTTGGAATTGTATTTCTTCGTTTGGTATTTCTAAAATATTCCTCATTTCTTTAGGATTTTTAGATGCGTATTGAGGATGAGATAATTCTTGTGCTTGTAAAACTGGCATCATCGCAGAGTTAGTTGTCTCGAAAGAAAATCTAACGTTACCATATAATTTCTCACCCATAACGTGTGCTGTGCCAGTTGCCCCGCCTACCGCTGCTCCTGAAACACGGGTAACCCAAGGAATAGCACCTAGACCACGGGCGTTTACAGATGGTAGTGTTAGGTTACCCCCATCCATTCTTTTCCACACCGCATGTTCCACATTGAAATTTTTAAATGGTGCATTTTTATATAAATCATAACCATTAACATCCCCTAACCAAAATGAGTTTCTTTGTAATTGAGAACTTCCACCTGAGAATATATTACTTGGTGAAACATTAGTTTGACTGTAAAAGTAATCAGCAATATTTCTTTGTGGTGTTAAGCCTGTGACACCTGCTGTGTTTACAGAACCCACGCTTTCATCTAAATCAAAGAATAAATCACCCGTGTAGGCCCTACAAGGTTCTGCGTTTTCTAAATCTGTGTCGGCAGTAATTGTGTTATGTAAAAAGAAAGTAGATGCGAAACCATTATCTAAAGCATCGGCAGCGGTATAATCTGAAATTGTAGGTAAAGATGTGGATTTGGCAATTAAAGCCTCTACATTAGGACCAGCATTAGCAGGTGCTGTAAATCTATCTTGACCGTGTATTCTTTCATCCCACTGTGTAGTACCAGCATGTGTGTCTGTGCCTGTTTGTCCGACTTTGATATAATCTCCAACACAAGTAATACCGTTTCTATCTTTCTTAGCAACTAATGCTAACTCAGATTCATATGATATTACTAATAAAGCACGGGCGTAAGTACCCTGTGGGTGAACAAGTTCGGGATGTTGAGCACTTAAATCACGAGCAATTCCATGTTTATCTTTGTAACTATAATTAACAGGTTGATTGTGAAAACCAGTGTTATCAGAGAAAGTTGGTACATGAGTATCTGTATCAAAATCAGGACTTGTGTTCCATCTACTATCTCCACCAACGGGGTCTGCTAAACTCGGTAAACCCGCTAAAGTGCTTGTCCTATCGGGTGCTGAACTTTCAGGACTATTTGGCATAGGAGCAACGTTGGGTATATGACCAAGAGTGGTAGCACATGTCATACTACCCCCATATGGGCTAAAGCCCAGTAAAGGATGCCATGCTCCTAATCCAGCACCGTATCTATTACTACCTGTATCTAATGAGTTTAAGTAAGAATAACGTTCACCGGCCCAACCCACTGCTCCTATAGGTTTTGTTCTATCAACAGCATCAACCAATCCACTAAAGTGTACTTGCGTCATGTGGTTTCTAGCGGTATTGTCATCGTTGTTGAATTGTATAACACCTGCTTTTGTCCAAATATATAGAACATCGCCATCTTCTATATCAGGTATTTGAACATCTGCTGCGTGGGATGCACCCATATTAAGAGGACTTTGGGCTATGTAATCATCCCAAGTCGCTACACTTTCAAACACTTTAGTACCTGTTATTTTATTATTTGCTAAATAAAATCTAATTCTATATTTACTAGAGGCGCTATCATAGTATACTATTCTTGAATGATAACAAGCGAAGGCTGGTGCTAATTGCGGTGAACTCGTTAGTTGAGGATGTATGTTTGCTGTACGTAACCAACCTGATGCTGGTACTTGTTCCGCTGCTGTTCTACTAGCACCATGTTCTATTGTAACATAGGCATTTTCTATTTTACATGCAGTTCCATCAACATCTTCCATATCTGCTCCTGTAAATGTTAATGTTTGACTACTTTTACTCCCACCTGTAGTAGAGACACTTAATTCGAATTCACTTACATTGGTTAAGGCACTACCTGTAGTGATTGATGCCACTGTAGCGCCCGCTGGAATACCATCTCCTGATACATACATACCAAGTTGAATAGCATTCGAGGCTGTACAAGTTATAGTGGTGCCATTATTGTAAGCAGCACCAGTAGCAGTGCTATTATTCAGATTATTATATTCTTTTACAGTATATCCAGTAGTCCAACCATACTTATCTTGTCTCATGGCATTACCCATGGAGGGCATGAAAGTACCACCTATTGCCTTTAAAGCACCTTTACCGGGAAACGTATTAATTGCTGCCCCTAACACAGTTGCTAACTCTTCACCGTTTTGACATCTTGTCCCATCTACAACTATGTATTCCATGTCTACATCACTAGCAGTTAAAGCAGTTGAGTCAAAAGAACTTCCATCAGCGGCACCGCTGTAAAGTAATTTAGTAGCCAAAGGTGCTGCTACTCTAAATGCACTCGGGTTTAATTCTATACCAGTGATACCTGCTTTAGCAACACGACTATTATCTGTAGGATGTGGAGGGTTTGCTGTTATTTGATTATCTAACCAAGAACCACCGGGGTGATATCCACCGTCCATATGAAAACATAAATCCGCATTAGTTCTCATACCACTTGGTCCCATGAATATAGCATGTCTGTTTGGTTGCGCTGTACGAAAATCCTCAAAAACATCATCACCTGATATACCACTCTTGGATGCTTTGAACGCTAATGTAAACACATCCCCATACATATTACCCGATTCAGGTCTTTGTAGTAGAGTCTGAGACAATGGTTTACCAACAGGAGGCTCCCAATTGATAGTTTGTCTATAGTGGAAAGCATGCCTTGTTGTTTGATAGTCAGATGTTTTAGGCATGAAATGCCCTTTTTCATTGTCAATATGATTAGGGAATATAGGAGTACCACTATTGGCTGGTACACTAGACCAAGTATTACCAGTGGTAATTGCTTTACCGGGGTGAGGCTCTAGTGTATTATCAGGAGTAGCATCTTCTTGTGAAAACGGGAACGCTTGTCCCGGTCCGAATATAATGTATGTTGTTTTATTATCAGTTCCGTCTCTATGGTCTTGATATCTAGCAGTAGGGTGAGCGAATCTCAATAAGAAAGGCATTGGTTTTTGAACATGAACACCGCTACTGTATGGTGTTTTATTAGGATGGGCGTTGTTAATAGTACCCACTCCTCTATCTAAATCAGACGTTAGTACATTATCACGATTAAAAGTAGGTGACATTAAACTACCACGATGCTGATTTAAAAGAGCAGTACCGGGGAAGAAAGCCATAATAGCATTACAATCTACCATACCAAATGCTGTAGAGATTTCATTAGCATGTTGTATACCACTACAACCCGTAGGACCAGCGGCATAATGATGAGTATATGTCGATGAATAATCGTTATTAGTTCCGTCATTAATATCTATAGTGACACCACTAAAACCACCACCGAAGAATAAAGGAACCCAGTGGTCTGTACTATCTCTACCACCATTGAAGTATACTAATGGCTCAGAATGAACACTACCTATAGACCTAAATCCTGCGAACAATTTACTTCGTTTTAAATCTCCATATTTTTGTACGACAGCATCTTTGTTACTATCGGCGCTAGGCCAATCATCACTAACAGTGTCTAAAATTGTTCTAAAAGTAGTAGTAGACGTTGCATTAGGAGTAACAGTAGTGTCATCGACTCCTTGTCTACCTGTCACTAATTTAGATTCTTCTTGGTAGTACATTGTTTCTATAGTACCAAAAGAAAGCACTCTTGCTTTGTTACTCGCTCCGCTAGAATTATGAGCGTTAATATCAGCGGGTGAAGATTCTTGACCAGCAGGTTTAGCAAACAAATACATGTTACCTGTTGTTAAACGTATATCTTCAGTAGCACCACTTAAATGTATATCTTCTTTCTCAATTATCATTGTAGGATTATTGATACAAGGTAAGATATGGTCTCCACTATATGATAAAAATCTTGAACCCACCAAGTTACTTCTCCATGTTTCTGTATCTATGGGTATATTTTTTGAGTCTACAATCACAGGGGTGGCCGTATTAGTGTTAGAACCTTTACCCTTGGTTTGAATTTGCATCATAGTGTATGGTATATACCCACATGCTACGTTAGCACCAGCATCTATGAAACTATCGTGTGTTGCTTTATCCTGACCTAAACCGTTACCACCAACTAAAATTTCTCCATTTTGTATTTTTAAAACATCTAATTCACCATATTCAATGTGTGCTGATTGTATAGCCATATCTCTATGTATACTCGCACTAAAATATTTAGAAATAGGTTCTATTTTTTTAGTTATATCATAAGCACGTATCCGAATAGAATCGGGCTTAACACCCCATTCTGCAAAAGTTCTTCCATCAGCAGCGTACATTTGTGTACAATCGAATGGAACACCATCCTCTATATTAGGGTCGGTTAAATTAATGGCAGCAGTGGTTACAGAGGCTATCAACTCATCTGTAACTAAAGTTGTCCAGTTAGCGGTTGGTGTAATCAATGCTGTGATTGTTACACTAGCACTACCAAAATTAGTGCTGTTTTGACAGGTATCAAATTCCGCACCCTCTACCCCATATAATTCAAAAGCACCATCACTTACGCTTCTTGAAGTATAAGAATACATGTTACCATAATTACCTAACGCACCTGTATCATTGAATGGGTCACTAATTTGTATAACACCGTCTGTTAAAGGAAAGCCCATATAACCAGCGATATCGAAATGACCTAATGCTGAAGTATAAGGAGCAGTGGGTGTAATAGTTATTTTTTTATTTGTTTTATCATAAACCGCTGTACAATTATAAGCAGCGCTCGGAGTAGGCACGCCTCTCCATTTATTACCTTTCCATGCTGCTAACGTAACCCCACTAGTAGGGTCTGCTGGAAAACCTCTACCTGTGGCATCACCTACACCATGCATGTGAGCACCAATTGTAAATCCACCTTCACTTACATCTCTATCATCGAAGAATATTGCTATTTCTTGATTTATAGTATCAGGTAATTCAGTATTATCTAAAGCAAAAGAGTCGTTTATCTTTTTGTAAATATATCTAATTCCATATCCCTCACCTCTATGATTTGTTAATCTTAAACCATATATAGGAGTGTTACCCACTTCGGCCCTAGCAATTTGTGTAAAAGGAACATGTTGAGTGTATTGAGTTTCCACAGCACTAGTACCCGAGTTAATTTGAGCGGCGCTCAAAGTGGATGTATTAAGAACATCTCCGTATCTATATTGAAATCTACCATCCCCGTTCCTACCAAAGCCCCATTTACCAGCATCGGGTGCAAAACCGGGGACACCAGCAGCAACTAATCCACCGAAGTTTACTCTACCTAGAGCATTCGTACCTGTTCTCAATCCTTTAACTAAAGAAGTAACAAAACCTTCTGCTTCTAATGATTCTGTGTTTACTGTGTTATGTGACATTCCTGAACCACTTGTCATGGAAATCGCCCTTAAAACAGGATTAGAAAATGTACCATAACTACTGGCTGGTGGTGAAAACTCACCAGTGGATTTTATTTCTTGAATTGATTCATCAGGTAATGTATACTGTTGTAAAGATGTTATAGGTGCAAAGGGTCTTCCGTGTTTATTAAGCGGCATCGGTGCAGGATGCATATTCTCACCGCTCATCTCATCAGGTTGACACCAAAATGTTCTGAATCTACCACCGTGTCCTATTAAGAATTCAGGTTCATAGGGGGCTTGTCCTGTGCTGTTATCTAACCAAACACAGAAATTACGACCAGTTGCACCGGGCACTGTGCTATGTATAATGATAGAATGACCTGTATTACCATTAGCATCTTGTACGACTCTACCTAAATGTGCTCTTAGATACCCCATATGAGTCCCTTTATCATGACTATTGAATGCTTTATCTGTATCCCACCATACAGCGGGGTCAAAAGTAGAACCTGTAGCAGCGAAGTCAGCACTAGTATGAATATTAGCAGCATCCTCTTGAGTGCTACCGGGATACTGAGTGTTAGGTCTTCTGATATGAGTTCTACCATTGGGTGCGGCTGCTTGGTTAATTAGCCTAACAGTTTCTCTTGCCGCCGCCTCAACGTCTGTAACACCATCTCTTAAAGCAACTTCACCAAGGTCTATTGTTAGTCTACGAGTGAAATCCATATCCGTCCAGTGTTTTAGATGTCTCAACCTTGTTTCTGTGGAGTTAGTTAAATCTAAAGAAGAAGACCTTATTCCCTTTAAAGATAAGAAAGCGGGTATGACTCTTGTTCCATCAGGTGTATCAAATAAAGTAGAGGGGTCTCTGATATTACATCCCTCTTGGCTTTCTCTTGCTCTCATTAAAGCGTATGTGAAATAATCACTGGTAGAGCGGAATTTTCTCGAATAAAAGTGTTTTTCATTAGCCCAATAAGGAATACACGTTGCCTCTTCTGTTCTAGGTAAAACACTATCTCCTAACGCTCTACCTCCGAAAGGTCCACCTGTATACAAACCAGTATGCACAATATGACCATGTGCCTTTCCGTACAAAACAGATTGACTAGTTTCCGCTAAAGAGTTAGATGTTAATGTAGCGGGTAAACTTCCCGTTACTGGTTCTAATAAATCTTTAGTCATATGATTTGCTATATCATGAGAATAAGCACTTTCAATGAAATAAGATTGCTGAGTTGGTCTCATGTATTTATTTTGTGTAGGGAATCCATTAGCAACATCTATTTGTGTGATAAAAGGATGTGCACTACCACCATTGTAAGTTAAACTATATTTACCTAAATCAATTTTATTAGCGATAAATCCTGTTAAACCACTACCAGTTGAATTCCATGCTGAGTCTGTGTTAAATCTAGTATCATCGAGAATTAATGTAACTCTTTTAATATCAGTGCCTACTTTAATCGCTTGACCAACAGATAATTCTTGTGTGAAAAGCGTACCAGTACCCAACACAGGACCAAAAGAGCCTGAAAATGTTTGTAATGTTCCAGTAATCGGAACATCGAATTCAGTAGAATTAGCAGCGCCGATGTGTCTTTGCCATCCTATTTCTGTGACTTTAGCGCTAGTTTGTACTTGCATATGTAAATCTTGGAATGCGATAAATTCACGGTCGTGCGCTACATCATAAAGTAAAACACGAGCATGCTCCTCTGTTGCTAAATATGGGTCAACAAATGCAACTACTGGTGGGTTGTCTAATCCTAAACTAGCATAATTTAATTCTATTGTTTTATTGACATGTTGTGCGTAATTTTCTGCTGTTTCTAAACAAGTATTACCGATTAAGAAATTTTCTAGTGGTATACTATTTCTAGGCTCATCGGATAAAGCACCCTCACCACCATTGAAGGCATTATATACTAAGCCTTCATTTAATACACCTCTACTTTTAGCAAACATTCCCTCTGTCGCATGAGGATTGTTGTAAACCATATTAGCCCATATTGTGTCTCCATGTCTCAAACCACCAGCGGCGTAAGGATATAACCAAGTTCTATTGAGTATGGCTTCGTCATCATTTGGAATTAAATCATGACACCCTACTCTTAAGTAATATTCAGTATCTGTAGAAGTATTAACATTGTTTACATCTAGTTGATTAATGTAAGTGTTGAGAATGGTCCTAGTAGCAGCAGGGATGTCAGTTACGAAATTAATAGTAGTGTAGGCTTGACCGTCAACAAAACCTTCGCTAATACCACCAGCATCGGTACTAGAAACCTGACCTAAGTAATACACTTTGGTGGCGACACTTGATGGACTAGCAGAGGCGTTATTAAAATCTTCAATATACACATGGTCTCCCGGTCTTACAGATAAACCGATATTATTCGCTTGTAAAGAATAATTAGTATCTGCTGTGGGAACACCATCTGTACCAGCACTTGCCACCCTTATAGATGTATTAGAGGGTATAGTGCTTGAACCACCAGCAGCCAAAACCCATGGTGACCTATCAAACGCTGGTCTAAATGTGTGAGATAAATTTGTTGTATCTTCTAAAGCAGTGTCTGTTTTATCTGTAAACGGATTAAAACCACGTTGTTTTAATGTTATAGTTTCTCCTACAATATAATCTGCATGAGTTGGATTAAGGAAATTAGGTAGCGTAGTTTCGTTTAAGCCTTGTACTAAGATTTGATTTTTATTAGTTTGAGGCGCCTCAACGCTAGTAGTGTAATGATTGAACACACCATGTGAACCCCAGTAAATAAATTCTGTTTCAGTGCCAGCATCAGGTAAAGTCACGGTTGCTTGATAGTGATAGTCGCCCATTTCGTAAGTTACATTGTTAGTATCTCCATCTGCTAAATTAGTTACATTAGGAAATAAATCTACATCTTCTTCACTCAATGTAATCATAAATAAACCAGTATATGTATTGGGAGCAGTTGTGCTAGTAGTGGGTGTCATGATAGGAGTGACATCTAAAATAGTACCCTGTGCCCTTTTATTTCTTACTCTAGGTGCATGAGGATTAGTAGAAGGTCCCGCTTTAAATTCAACAGCGCTCACATATTGTCTTAGTCCATAATCTACATTACCACCTTGTGTTTTTACACTAGACTGGTCAAAATAATATTCACTTCTTCTTTCAAAATCAGATGATGGTGTCATTCTATCTGAAGATATTGGTTTCAAACCTTCAGATGTATAACCATCTCCTATCATTAAAGACATTCCTACTTCATGATTTTTTATAAAATTCTTACTACGTGCCCAAGCATCGTTTGCATCGTCTTCTATCTTAAGATACCCGTCTGTGGCGGGTGCGTTAATATAAATCACCCAATCACCTGAAGGTAAGTAAGCACGTCTATAATTAACTACATTATCGACATTTGCGTAATCGGCTTGGGTGGTAATTGCTGCTGGAAATATCTCAGGTTTATCTACATACAAACGATAATCACCGCTTGCATCTACCTTCATTTTTCTAATTATCTTAGCCTTTTTCGCTTGGTTACCTGCTTTAAGACTTTCACTATAACCAAATGCCGAAAAAGCATTACGGTCAGCAGGTGCGAATTCAGGATATCTTCTACCAACGGGACTAGGGTTCCAACTATGTGCTGTCATAGTTGTGTCTAAATGTAATTTTAAAGAATTATCAGGACCCGGTAAAATACCAGTAACACTATCTTCAAAGAATTGTTCGTTGAATAAAGGTATCTCGACTAAAGCACGAGTAGATGCATATTGAGTTCCAAGTTGATAATCATGAGAAACTGTATCCATGGATTGAAACATTCTGTCGTTGACAGTAGTTCCGTCCATAGCCATGTTTTCTATGTAAAAATGCCCATCACCTAATATGGTTTCACTTAACGAAAACACTTCAAATATGGGGTTGGTTAGAGATGCGGAAGTAGCCTCGGGAACTAAACCAGTTGCTTGTACCCATGTTCTAAAATCACCAACTGGTGCGCCGCTACCTAAAACAAAATCACCATCACGTTGTGAATCATCAGTGTCTGTAAAGAAGAATGCAACGCCGTTTTTAGAAGTATACTTAGCATAAGCGCCGTCAGCAAGATATATCTTACCTTTCTTAGGGAATGGATAAGTACCCCAAGACGCTATGTCTGTTGATTGATTATTAAGAGGAGTGACCTCTATGTATTGAATTCTCGATGCTTTAGTACTATTACCATCTACTCTAACTTTACTAGCAGCACAAGAGTGCCCTCTTCTAGTAGAGAATGGTAATCTCGAAAGAGGGCTAGGGTCGAATGTCGGTTTAGTGTCATAAGCACCTTGACCGGGTCCTCCTAGTGTAACAGATACGATAGGAGCATTAGGGTCTATTTCCTTAACAACATGTGAATCAGGACTACCTGAACCAATAGCATTTACATTCCTACTTAAAGCAGCATCGTTTATACCCACACAATTAATCACAGTGTTTCTAGTTCCATCTTCATTTTCTATTTCCTCTACACTTCTCAATTTAGCACGACTCATTAACATCATTACACTAAGAGTGTTACTATCTTCGTCTCT